TACGACTGCTAGTCGGATACATCACCACTGTTCAGTTGCAACAAATACGCACAGATGTGCACACCGTAAACCTAACTTAGGGCAAACAAAAAGTGACCCAGAATTTAGAAAACTATTCCAAGCATCCCCTGGTCAAGTTATGGTGGGTGCCGATCTTAGCGGGATTGAGCTTAGGATGCTCGCCCATTACCTTGGACGTTGGTCTTCCGAGTTTGGAGATACCCTCCTTACCGGAGACATCCATCAAGTCAATGCCGATCGAGTTGGAGTCAGTAGGCGACAAATTAAAACCATCAGCTATGCCTTCATCTATGGGGCAGGCAACGAAAAAATCGGTTATTCCTACGACCCCCTTCTAAGTAGTGCCAACGCTAAGAAGAAAGGTAAGGAAATTAGAGAAGCATTCGTTTCTGCTATTGATGGACTTGCGGAACTTCTGGAAGCAATCAAAGAGAAAAGCAAAGAGGGCTATATCAAATCTATTGATGGACGACACATCAAAGTAGATAGTCCTCATAAATCTTTGAACTATTTGCTCCAGTCAGGAGCGGGTGTAATCGCGAAGCGTTGGCTAACTATCAATCACAATCACATTCAAGAACTAGGGTTGTGTGCATCACAACTCGCATTTATACATGACGAACTACAATTCGAGTGTCACCCAAATCACGCACAAGATTTATCAGCATCCCTGGTACTTAGCAGTGCAGAAGCTGGTGAATACTACAAACTTAGAGTCCCAATCACAGCAGAAGCCAAGATCGGAGCCAACTGGGCAGAGGTGCACTGATGAAACTACTCATTGATGCAGACTACATAGTCTATAAAGCCTGTGCAGGTGCAGAAGATGAGATTGACTGGGGTGATGACGTAATCACCGTAGTAAGTAAGTTTTCAGAAGCCATGAAGAACGTCGAACGAGATCTAACGAAGATCAAGGGAGAGTTTATGTGGGATGTACCAGAAATGATCTTATTCTTTAGTGACTCTAAGAATTTTAGGAAGAAAATTTTTGCCGATTACAAGGGGCATCGAAATAGGAAAAAGCCCTGTGGATATCGAAGAGTCATCACAGATTTAGGTAAACGATACGAACTTATCCGTCTACCCGAACTAGAAGCCGACGATTCCATGGGTATCTATGCCACAGAACATCCAGGCAATATCATTGTCTCGCCGGACAAAGATATGCGCCAAATCCCTGGCAAGTTATTTGATATGAAAGAGACAGTCACTATTGAACCTGAAGAAGGTAGACGGTGGCATCTAATTCAAACTCTTGCTGGTGATCAAACAGATGGATACAGTGGCTGCCCTGGTATCGGTATTAAACGTGCAGTAACTCTCTTTGAAGAGGGAGGTTACAACTGGGATGTAGTAGTCAAAGCATTTGCTGACAAAGATCTTGGTGAGGACGTAGCACTGATGAATGCACAACTAGCAAAGATACTTACTAATAAAGATTACGATGGACAAGTCATACCTTGGACCCCCACCACCAATAACTGAACTCACGATGGAGCAAGAATTTAAGCTCCGTCGAATGGATGATCTACTACCTGAGGCAGACAAGGCAGACATCATTACTTTACTGATGGCATTACAGCATCAGAACTTCTGCCTATGCAATACCGTAAGCAACTTAGTTAAGCAATGGCCCATTTCTCACCCGCCTATTACACAAGAGGTTCCATGGAAACGTGGGACTTTATTCGAGACCAAGGACTGAACTATCACCTTGGTTGTGCTCTTAAATATATTGTCCGTGCTGGTCATAAAGACAGCAAAGAGCAGGACTTAAAGAAAGCTATCCACTACCTTGAAAATGAACTCTTACATTCACACCAGTCTCCTCGACCAAGCGGAGAAATTCCGTCAAGCTTACTCTTTGGAGACGGGGAGGAATCAGAAGTCAATACAGAAAGCACTGATTGATGAGGAGTGGAGTGAATTCCATGAGGCATATCATTTCAAAGAAGCAGAGGAACAACTAAAAGAACTAGCTGACCTTGTGTATGTCTGCTACCAGATGGCAGCTAGTCAAGAATGGGATCTCGATGAAGCAATGCATCGTGTCCATAAATCAAACATGTCGAAGCTCGGAGAAGACGGTAAGCCCATCTACAGAGCGGACGGGAAGGTTCTCAAAGGACCTAATTATAAAGAACCAACACTTACTGATCTTATTTAAACAATGACCACCTCACTTATCTCACGTACTGGACGTGTACAATCTTGGCTCGACAACCCTGAGTCAAGGCTTCCAGTTAGCTGCACAGTATTTGTAGTACAAGACTCAATGGAGGGTCCTGATGGATTGGAAAAATCGTGGAGGTTTGTATCACATGCTTTACGATATGGAGCAGGTTGCGCAGTCCACTTGTCGGAGTTGCGACCCAAAGGAACGGAAAATGGAAAAGGATTGGTTGCATCTGGACCGGTCTCTTTCGCGAGAATCTACTCAACGTTAAATGAAGTACTAAGGAGAGGTGGTGTTTATAAAAACGGCGCTGTGGTGTGTCATATTGACCTCCAACATGCTGATGCTCTTGAGTTTATTACTACACCACGCTCAGAGTTGCCATGGGTCAAACGATGTATCAACATCACAGATGAATGGTGGCAGGATTGTACGTTTAAGGAACAAGTCTTATTAGGAATCAAGTCAGGTGACATCTGGTTAAACAAAGTTAAGTATGACAAAAATGGAGAAAGAATCCGTGGAAATGTATGCCTTGAAGTGTACCTGCCAAGCCGAGGCACCTGTCTCTTGCAGCATGTCAATCTCGGTGCCTGTGAATTTGACGACATTCCAAGAGCTTTCACTGAAGGGATGTCAGAACTGTGCCAACTCCATGGTCGAACTGGCGTTAGCGATTCAGGAGAATATCTCCCAAGCGAAACAGACAGACAAGTCGGACTGGGAGTACTCGGCCTCGCAAATCTCCTACGGCGGTACGGCGTAACTTACGAACAGTTCGGTGAAGGACTTCGCTGCCTTAACAGTGGTGAAGTAATCCGTACACCAGCCTATGAACTAGCAGTACAACTGAAGCTTGGTATCAACCTTGCAGCACGTATTGCTAAGACAAACAAAATGGATAGGGCGTTTGCAATTGCCCCTACTGCATCGTGTAGCTACAGATCAAAAGATCTTGATGGCTTCACATCTACCCCAGAAATTGCACCACCTATCAGCCGTACTGTGGACCGTGATAGCGGCACGTTCGGTGTACAAACGTACAATTATGGTGATGTTGAGATTGCATCAGAGGTTGGTTGGGATGCCTATAAGGCAGTCGCTGACGGACTGATGACATTGTTCGACAGTACAGGGCTTCTTCATGGATATAGCTTTAACTCTTGGAGTGACGTTGTAACCTACGACAATGAATTCGTGGAAGAGTGGCTACGGTCCCCTCAAACTAGCCTCTATTACAGTTTACAGGTAATGCCTGACACTCAAGATAAATCTGATGCTTATGCAGCATTAGAAGATGAGGATATTGAACAGTATTTAGGGGACATTTTAAATGAAGAACTTCAATGTGATTGTCAAGAATGAATCCTTATCAGAAACTACTAAACCGGAAACGGAAATGGACACCAGTACAGACAACTGCTGGTACATGCAAAGAGGGTGCACACGAAACACTGCTCCGTGCACTTGCATTGCGACACATGGAACTACCTGTGGGAGATTTTATCCGTGATGCATTGGCGAATGACGTACCAAAAGCATCACGAGAGCTATTGGAATCCAATGTCACAGACGAAGAAAATCATGACCTGGCACTTGGTTACATTGCCAATGCTTACGGGGTTGATCAAAAGGCTGAAGCTGAAGCGTTACGGTTACGTGATGCTTGGACAGCGCATCCAGATCATACGATCCTCAAAGCGATGGTTGCCGAGCGTGCAATTTTCTTCGTTCTTTTACCATTGCTCCGCGCTAATGGTGACCCTGGAATGCGAACAGTAAGCGCAGATATTAGCCGTGATGAACAAATCCACGTTGCGTGTAACTCGCTTGTATGTAGAGAACTAGGTCTGGAGATCTCTCCAAGTCTGGACAAGCTACGTAAAGCAACTATCAATTGGGTGATGCAACCACTCGGTAGCAACACCGACAAATATTTAGACAAGAAATTTTGGCTGGATTCCAGTGACAACCTGATGTATCAGGGTAAAGCTCCTGAGCTTTCCTTCACTAAATCAGCCAGAATGCCGGCATTTTTTGAACATAGTAATGTTAACCTCCCCCAATATGCTTGAGCCTATCTATGGGCCTGAGCTTAAATCTATCTTGCAAGAGTTAGAAGAATACTACCCACCAATTACTCCTACACCAGACTGGACCCAAAGTCAGATCATGTATAGATCTGGCCAGCGTTCAGTCGTGGAGTGGCTAATCCAACGATGTGAAAACTAATGTGTTTTAATCAGCAGACCCCAGAGGTAACTTCAGTAACACCACCACCTCCAGTCAAACCACTGCAGATAACCCAGCGATCAACAATGCCGCAACGCTCTGTTGAACCAGATAAGACTGAACCAGTTAAATATGGCTCTAAAACCAGTCGTGCACCAAAAACTCTAAAGAATGATGCTGCATCATTGCTAGTACCTATGTCTGAATCAGGTAATAAACCTGGAGGCTTGAACGCATAATGGCTACTGCAAGGGAACGATATAGCAGACTTGAATCTGATAGACATCAGTTTCTAGATACAGCAATTGATTGTGCTGAACTAACACTTCCATATCTTATCCGTAACGATAACGAGACTGGAATGAATCATAAACGGTTGATAACACCGTGGCAATCAGTTGGAGCCAAGGCTGTAGTGACATTGGCAGCCAAGCTAATGCTTGCATTGCTACCACCACAAACTACATTCTTTAAACTACAAGTAAAAGAAGATAAGCTTGGCGAAGAGATTACACCAGAGATCAAAAGTGAACTTGACTTGTCCTTTTCTAAAATGGAACGGACAATCATGGAAGCTATTGCATCTACTAATGATCGTGTTGTAGTGCACCAAGCATTGAAGCACTTAATTGTAGGTGGCAACTCCTTGATCTTCATGGGTAAGGAAGGACTAAAGAACTACCCACTTAATAGATTCGTAGTCAATAGAGATGGCAACGGTAACGTTATTGAAATTGTAACTAAGGAAAGCATCGACAAGAAGATGTTGGATAAGGAGATTAAAACTCCACAACCAAACAACGTTGTTGATATTGGTTCCAACGTCGGTGATGAAGTTGATGTTTATACCCACGTCCGTTACGACAACGGAAGGTGGCACTGGCATCAAGAATGTTTTGACAAGGTGATGGCAGGAACAAAGAGTTCTGCACCTAAGAGTGCAAGCCCTTGGTTGGTCCTACGTTTCAACACAGTTGATGGGGAAGACTACGGACGAGGCCGAGTTGAAGAGTTCCTTGGCGACTTCAGGTCATTGGAAGCTTTGTCTCAAGCACTTGTAGAAGGGTCTGCAGCAGCCGCAAAGGTTGTGTTCCTTGTTAGCCCATCATCTACAACCAAACCTCAGACACTGGCGCAAGCTGGTAACGGTGCAATTGTGCAAGGCAGGAAGGAAGATGTGTCTGTCATCACTACAGGTGGTAAGACAGCAGACTTCGCTACTGCTGCCAACCTTGCACAGCAACTAGAGAGGCGTATTGGAGAAGCATTCCTCCAGTTGAACATCCGTCAATCGGAACGTACAACTGCTGAGGAGGTACGCCTCACTCAATTGGAATTAGAACAACAACTAGGTGGACTCTTCAGTTTGCTTACGGTTGAGTTCCTAGTTCCGTATCTCAATAGGACCATGCTTGTCCTGCAAAGGAATGGCCAGTTGCCTAAGATCCCTAAAGAATATGTCAGTCCAACTATTGTGGCTGGTGTCAACGCTTTAGGTCGTGGTCAAGACCGTGAAAGTTTAACTACATTCATCACAACAATTGCTCAGACTTTAGGTCCAGAAGCATTGATGAAATACATTGAACCTACAGAAGCAATCAAACGACTTGCTGCTGCACAAGGTATTGATTATCTGAATCTTGTTAAGAGTGAGCAGAAGATGCAAGAAGAGATGCAAGCGCAGCAACAGATGGCACAGCAGCAATCACTTGTTGATCAAGCTGGTCAGCTAGCACGGGCACCGATGATGGATCCTTCTAAGCAACCTCAACAAGAACAACCTCAAGAACAAATGACTAATGGCTGAAACTCTTACATATGATTCCACTCCGGCAGATGCTCCTGAACTTAATGCAGATGAGCAGGAGTCACTTGCTGTCGGTGAAGAGATGCAGGCAGCACAGGATGATCTCCTTGCTGGAAAGTACAAGAATGCACAAGAACTTGAAAGTGCATACATCGAACTCCAAAAAAAGTTAGGTGAACGTTCTGAAGACCCTGAAGAAGTAAAGACAGTAGAAGAGGATGTTGAACCACCTACTACTGTTTCATTTTTGAATGATGCATCTTCTGAATACTCAGAAAATGGTCAGTTGTCTGAGGAGACAATGAGTAAACTGACAGAAATGTCAAGTGAGGATTTAGTTAAGGCGTACATTGAAACGCAAGCTAACTCACAATCACAATCTGCTGAACTGTCAGAAAAACAAGTTGGTTCAATTAAAGAATCAGTTGGTGGTGAAGATCAGTATGGAAAGATCGTTACTTGGGCTGGTGAAAACCTAGACCAAGCATCAGTTGAAGGCTTTGATGCATTGGTAGAGACAGGAAATGCAAAAGCTATTGAGTTTGCAGTACAAGGATTGAAAGCAATGTACGAAGCACAGAATGGTGTCGAAGGTAAGTTAATTACTGGCAAAGCACCGAGTAATGATGGAACTACATTCAAGAGTCAAGCTGAAGTAGTAGCTGCAATGCAGGACGCACGGTATGACCGAGACCCTGCATACAGAAATGAAATCATTGACAAACTAGATCGATCACCCAATTTCTTTTAATGAACGACACACAAATCTGGCCGACCGAACCAAAAATGTACATCGACGAAACTAAAGTGAATCATAATCACAATGCTGAGCTACTCAATGGGCGTCTGGCAATGCTTGGCGTCATGGCTGCTATCGGTGCTTACGCCGTAACTGGACAACTTATCCCAGGTATTTTTTAATGCATAAGAAAGGACACTGCAAGGCTAAACCAAAAGGTACAAAGAAGCCGGTAAAGAAAGGTGGCAAAGGGTACTAATAAAAATGTGAGCCTAAAGATTGGCAAGCATAAATCACGTACCGGCGGACTAACAGCCGCTGGACGTAAGAAGTACAACAGAGCTACTGGGTCAAACCTTAAGGCTCCACAACCAGGCGGAGGACCAAGAAAGCGGTCATTCTGTGCACGGATGAAAGGAGTTAAAGGACCGATGAAAAAACCTAATGGCAAGCCGACACGTAAGGCTTTAGCACTACGCAAATGGAAATGTTAGATGGCAACTAAAAAGAAAACAACAAAAAAAATTAAAGGGGCTGATGGTAAAGCCTGCTGGAAAGGTTACTCATATGCAGGAACCAAGAACGGCAAAGACAAGTGTGTCAAAACCAAAAAATAAACCACCACATTATTTACTTAACATGAAATCTCTTATTATTACTGGCCTCTTGCTCTCTGCTGGTGCTGCTGCACAGGCTGGACCCTACGCCAATGTAGAAACCAACTCAGGATTCTTTGGATCTGATTACACCGGCTCCGCAACTGATGTACACGTTGGTTACGAAGGTGCTAACTGGTATGTGCAGGGAGGACCTGCCCTGCTTGCACCTGATAATGCTGAAGGAGAGGTAGAACTTTCAGGCAAAGCCGGTGGTTCTTATGCAATTAATGATGCACTCTCTGTCTACGGAGAAGTGTCATTCCTGACTGGAGATACAAACAGCTACGGCACTAAGGCCGGACTTAAGTATAACTTCTAACAGCTAAATAGAATAAGGGAGGTGCAATTCCTCCTCTAGCTCTAGCCAGCCAAGGCTTAAAAATGGTCTTACTTAATTTAACTTACCCAACCATGAACTATTACTTAAATGACCGCTGTACTTTCAAGACCACAACAACTAAATAACTGGGAACTCTTTTGCAAATGGGTGACCTCTACTAACAACCGTCTATATGTCGGTTGGTTTGGAATCCTCATGATTCCCACGTTGCTTGCTGCAACCATTTGTTTCATTATCGCCTTCGTTGGCGCACCACCTGTTGATATTGATGGCATTCGTGAACCTGTTGCTGGATCGCTCCTCTACGGAAATAACATTATATCGGGAGCAGTTGTCCCGTCTTCAAATGCAATCGGACTCCACTTCTATCCCATCTGGGAAGCAGCCAGTCTCGATGAATGGCTCTACAACGGTGGACCATTCCAGCTTGTTGTCTTCCACTTCCTTATCGGTATCTACTCTTACATGGGACGCGAATGGGAACTTAGCTACAGGCTAGGTATGCGTCCTTGGATCTTCGTTGCTTACTCAGCACCTGTTGCTGCGGCAAGTGCTGTCTTCTTGGTATATCCCTTTGGACAAGGTTCTTTCTCAGATGCGATGCCTCTTGGCATTTCCGGCACCTTCAACTACATGCTTGTCTTCCAAGCTGAACACAATATTCTTATGCATCCTTTCCATATGCTTGGTGTTGCCGGTGTATTTGGTGGGTCTTTGTTTAGTGCTATGCATGGTTCTCTTGTCACCAGCTCCTTGGTTAGGGAGACAACCGAAAATGTATCTCAGAACTATGGGTATAAGTTTGGACAGGAAGAAGAGACGTACAACATTGTAGCTGCACATGGTTACTTCGGACGATTGATCTTTCAATATGCTTCATTTAATAACTCGCGTAGTCTCCACTTTTTCCTGGCTGCATGGCCTGTGCTTGGCATTTGGTTTACAAGCCTGGGTGTTAGCACTATGGCTTTCAATCTTAACGGATTCAACTTTAATCAATCCATTGTCGATACTGGGAACCACGTTGTCCCTACTTGGGCTGACATTCTTAACCGTGCGGGACTTGGAATGGAAGTAATGCATGAACGTAATGCTCACAACTTCCCACTTGATCTAGCAGCAGCGTCTACAACTGAGGTAGCACTGACTGCTCCTACTATTGGATAATACTAATGAAAAAACAACCTAAAAAGAAATTAATTAAGCCTGGTAAAGGCAGCATCCTAGAC